TGTTAAAAGAAACTGACTACTATGCTTTATCTGATGTTACAATGACTGATGCGATGACAACTTACAGACAGGAGTTGAGAGACTTGCCTGGTACTGTGGCTGATGACGCAACAGCTGCTGATGTTGATGCTGTTACCTTTCCAACAAAACCCTAGTCATTAATATCAATATCAATAGAAGTTAATATCTGATAGTAAAATCAGATGAAGTTTATTTTGATTTTAAATATTTGTTCAGCTGTACATCTTAATTGCTTACCAGCAATTTATGATAGTTTTGTCTTTAATTCTTGGAAAGAATGTGCTAACGCAGGTTATCAACGATCTATTGAAGAGATAAATAAAATAGATAGTGGTATAGTAAATAGAAATAAAGTGTTAGTAAATTTTAAATGCGAAGAGGTTAAAGAATCATAGGAGTAATTATGGATAAATTTTTTAAAACTTTAGTAGAAGAAATAAAAATATTTTGGAAAGATTTAAAAGATGGTTGGAAAAAGAAAACAAAAAAAATCTTCTGTCAGTGCAAAAGAGATTAAAGAGTACGCAGAAAAAAACAACAGCGTTAGAATTTCTTATCATGAGAAAGTCTGTGCTGAACGTATGAAAACTTTATTCAAAGCCATAGATGAGATGCGTAAAGATATAAAAGATTTACGTGCTGACATGAACAAAGGTAAAGGTGCAGTTGCTTTCTTTGTTGTTCTTGGTGGACTTGTAGCTACGTTATTAGGCTACTTTAAATGGAATGGCTAAGCGTAGTAAAACAGCTTCAACTGGACTATATAATGAACTCATCGCACAAGCTAAATTTGCATCAGACCCTGATAAAATTGTATTCGTACCAGCCATGGGTATTGGTCCCATAGATATGGTTATATTAGATATTAACACAGGTAAATATCAAGCCTACGATGTAAAGACTGCAAACTATAGAAAATCTGACTATACACCTAAAGATAGGTATGTTAGAAAGGCAGGATCATTGATAAATAGAGGATTGACAGAACTGCAAAAAAAATTAAAAGTCAAAATATATTATAACAAATGAAACTTACAGCTAACATAACTCTTGATGAACTAACCAAGTCGCAAGTTGCAGAACGTAAGGGTATCAACAACAACCCTAATCCTCAACAGATTGAAAATTTAAAAGCACTAGCAGTAAATATATTACAACCAGTTAGATCACACTTTGACAAACCTTTAATTATATCTAGTGGATTTCGTACAGCTCAACTTTGCACAGAAATAGGAAGCAGTATTACCAGTCAGCACGTTGCAGACGAAGGAGCTGCGGCAGCAGACTTTGAAATACCTGGTGTAGATAATAGAGAACTAGCTCTTTGGATTAAATCAGATTTAGAATTTGACCAATTAATTTTAGAATTTTATAAAGATAATGAACCTACGTCAGGCTGGATACATTGTTCGTATTCGACTAACAGTAATAGAAATCAATCATTGAGAGCTATGAGAGAAGAAGGCAAGGTAATTTATAAACCTTGGTTAGAATAATATGTGGTTTAACGTATTAGGTATGGGAATTAAAACAGCTGCTAAACTGTATTCTGATAAACAAAAAACAAAAGAAGCCTTGTCAGAAGCTAGACTACTTCATGCAGAGAAGATGAGGAGGGGTGAGATAGAATATAAAGGTAAAGTATTCGAGCATCAGAAGGGAGACTGGAAAGATGAGTTCGTACTTATCGTACTCTCCACCCCCATCTTCATGTTAGCCTACTCTGTGTTTGCAGACGATCCTGAAATAGAAAAAAAGATGGATATTTTTTTTGAGAAACTTCAATCAATGCCTTGGTGGCTAGTTGGTTTGTGGGTCAGTGTTGTTGCAGCAATCTATGGTATTAAAGCCAGTGAAATAAAAAACTTTAGCAAATGAGTAATCAAATAACAAAAATGTTTTCTCAAGCCTTTGGTATAGAGGTAAGATTGAAAGCACAACAAGGATATGGCAAAAAGAAAAATAAGTTTAGAAAAATTACCACACGAAAGAATACCAAAAAAAACCAGTCTAGGTAGACGACCCAAAATGTCATCTATGAACAAGCATAAGAAACGTACTTGGAAAGCCTACAACTCGCAAGGACATTAATGAAACCCATAATGATAACCCTGTTATACTTGACTTTTGGTGGTGATATAAAGCAAGATACCTTTGAGATATTTACAAGCTGTAGTAGTTGGTTTAATACTAATGTAGTAGTGCATGAAAAAAAGAAAAAGACATTTATGTCAAATCATTATTACCACACTTACAAAGGTAAGAAAGTTATAGGTTATATTTGCGGAGGAGAAGAACCACAATGAAAGTAAATGAAAATTCTGTTATAAGTTTACCTATTCGTAATCTTTTATTTTTATGTGGTGCTGTGGCTGCAGGAATTTTTGCTTACACCGAGATAACAGCAAGACTAACTAGTTTGGAGACTAGCAGAGAATTACATCAAGCTGATCTTTTAAAAAAGTCAGAGCAATTACCTACTGACCAGGAACAATTTATGTTATTAGAACATATAGCAGGACAAGTAGAAAATATACAAAAAGAAATGGAGACGATGAGAAATAATAATGTCAACATAAACTATGCTATGAAAGATATTGAAAAAATTAAAGATAGTCTTGAACAGCTCAAAGATAAAGTAAGAAAGAATGGTAATCATTAATGGAAGCTGTTATTGCATTACTCATGTTTTTAGGTGAACCTGCTGTGTTAAAAGAACATACGCTTATGCCTAACGTATCTAAATGTTTGGAAAAAAAAAGAATTGCAGCTAGAAATAGTGGTGCAAGAGTAAGTTATGTTTGCAGTAAAGTAAAAGCAGAAGTAAAAGATGGTAAGATTATAAGAATTTCAAAGGATGATTAGTTATGGCTATAACGTATAGAGGTGAAAAATTTTCAGGGTACAACAAACCTAAGAATGATAGAACAAAAACAAAGAAGTTTGCGGTTCTTGCAAAGTCAGGTAGTAGAGTTAAACTGATTCGATACGGAGACGCAAACATGGCTATTCGTAAATCAAATCCCAAAGCTCGTAAATCTTTCAGAGCTAGACATCGTTGTGCTACAGCAACAAACAAGCTTACTGCTCGTTATTGGTCTTGCAAAAAATGGTAAAGAAAAAAACTTGGTCACGTAAGAATATAACTATAGTCTGTGGGTATTGTCTTATGTGCAAAAGACAACTCTTGAGTAATGAAGGAGGATGGATTATAAATGCAGAGAAGAAGTATTTTTGTCATCATTATAATCGTGGTGAAAGTTGCTTCGATAAATATATAAATATAGGAGATAAAAATGTACGGAAAGAAAATGAAGAAGCCTATGGCTAAAAAAGCTAAGAAGAAAAAAAACAAGAAGAAGAAATAATGCCAAAGAAAACAGGTAAAAAAAAATATACTGCAAAGCAGATGAAGATAGCTCGTGTAGCTTTTCCAAGAGATAGAATTACAAGAGCAGACTTTGTAGCATTAAAAAAAGGTAGAAAAAAAACATGACAACTAAATCAGTTAAAGCACCAAGAGGTTTTCATTGGATGAAAAAAGGTAGTTCATTTAAATTAATGAAAGGTGCATACAAACCACACAAAGGAGCTGTAAAGATGGCAAAGTTTACAGTACAGAAAAGACATGGCTAAACTTTGTGCTAAAGGTAAAGCTGCTGCTAAACGTAAATTTAAAGTATATCCATCAGCGTATGCCAATATGTACGCTGCTGGTGTATGTAGTGGTAGAATAAAACCTAAAAGAAAAAAGAAAAGATAATGTCAAAAGGTTTGCGATCATGGGTCAGAGCTAACTGGGTAGATATTGCTAACCCAAAGAAAGGTGGTGGCTTTCCTAAATGTGGTCGTAGTAAAGGTGAAAAAAGAAGAAACTATCCTAAATGTGTACCTTTATCTAAAGCAAGAGCCATGTCGCCAAGTCAAAGACGAGCTGCTGTATCAAGAAAAAAATCTGCTGAAAGAAGAAGTCGTAAAGGTAAAAGACCTAACTACGCAAGGACTTAACTAATTCCTTTTTAATTTTTTCATAGTCTTGCCAAACTAATTCTAAAGGTTTCCATATACCAACTTGCTTTACTTTCTGCCTTCTATGATGAATGACAGTTGAGTGATCAAAATTAAAAAACATTCCTAGCTTTGGTGTTGATATATTAAAATGTTCCAGGCAATAATTTATAATAACACTTCTCGGCTTTACAATATAAGCTAACCTTCTTCTACTATAAACTTCTTGAGGACTAATACAAAAATGATTAGCTACAACTCTAACAATATTACTAAATGTTTCATAGCCAACAGGATGTTTATCATCTACTCTTTTTTTTATTTGTTCACGATCATCTTTCATCTTCATTCTATCTGCTAGTTGTTGGCTTTTAAAAACAAGATGAGCTTCTGCCATACGATAGCCATTTTTAAATCCTGTTCTGTATATCTGTAGTTCTCTTGGTGATAGTTCTCTATACATGATAGCTTTCATGCCTAGCTTAATTTGTTTTTTTTTCTTATCTATTATTTCAAAGTGCATAGCTTCCCTTAGTTGTTCTCACAACTCTTTGTTGTTTTTTATTTTATAAGAGCTAAGCTCTCATTAGTTTGTCTGTAAGATCAGCAACTTTCAAATGAAGATTATAACTTTCAACCTTCAACTTGTTAGCTTTCTGCAAATGTCTGACATACAATTCACTTTTCTTTCTTTGCAAGTCCTTCGTCTTTTGCAGGTTCTTCTTGATCTCTACCATTTGGTTCTCGACCATTTTCCTCCTTCACTTTTGTAAAGTCAAATTTAATATTATTAACTTTTACTTCTACAAACTCACCTTTACTCTGTGGGTCAGCAGCCTTCTCAACGTCATCAAACTTTTCTATATAAGTAAAGTTTGCTTCGCCATTTCGGTATCTTATATACTTTTTTTCCGTTTTGTCAATCATAGTCTCTTTCGATTGCCATTTCTATATAATGGATAGCCTTTTGCAAGTCTTGTTTTTTTCCTCGTTTTGAATGCCTACATAAATATTTAATAGCATTGCCTTCGGCAAACGGAATGTTGTTCTTGTTTATAAATTCTGCTGGTTGAATAGGCATGGAATAATGATCACCGCCTATTTGTTTTTTATATACATCATCAGTCATAATTTAGAGCCACGAGACAGAGAAAAACAACTCGAAAGGAAGCCAAGGGGATGGCTAAAACTCCGTCTCGTAGCGATTGAGCTAAGCTCTTTTATCTTCTACCATAAGTTCCAGTTCTTTGAAAAGGTTTTTTATTATACCCACCAAATTGCTGTGGCTTACCCCCACTACCTGATTGTGATGTATTACTATCGCTTGGTGTAAGTACAACATTCAATCCACCTGTAGGTGTTCCATCTTCTTGCGTATCATCAAACGCTGCTTGATTATACCAAGTGTTTCCTATCTTAGCTCCTATTCTCCAAGTCTTACCTGGTGGCGACTTAGGATTAATAGGTGCAACAAAGCTAGGTCTGTTATCACCTGGCTGTTTGTCTTGATTAGGTATAAGTTTTATATATATCTTATCCATTATATTTTCTCCTGTTTAGTTATTAAGTTCATCCTAGATTTGAAAGCATTGTCTAGCAATTTAAAATCTCTTGGATGATTTTTTTGTGTCTCAACAAATGTAGGTCTATACACATGATAACGAAGATGATTTAATCTTGTTTCATGTGGAGCTTTCTTTAACTCCTCTACGATTTGTTTGACGGGTACACCCTTTGTACTTAGGGTGTCTTTAGCTTCCTTGGTGGTTGGTATACCTAAAGATTCTAACTCTTCGAGGGAGGTAATGTCTTTATCCAACACACCAAGAAAACTTAAAGCTCGTGAAATAGAGAAACTTTCTGCCATAGGCAAAGCACCTTGTATGTAGCTGCCGTTTCTCTTTTTAAATTGTTTATAATGTCCTGTAGCTAACACTCGTTCAGGATCATAGGCTAGGACCTTACACTTTGCAATGTAATAATCTTCTTGTTCAAAGACTGATGTATCAAATCCTAATTCATTACCAAATACTTGTCTGAAATATTTAAT